TACAGCGAAAGAACAGCAGAAAGACCCAATTGTTCAGATGGCTCAAAAAGAATTGCAAATTAAAGAAATGCAGGCGCAAGCTAAGGTTCAGCTTGATCAGGCTAAGATGCAGCTTGAACAGGCTAAAGCTCAGAGCAAGGCTCAGTTTGACATTCAAAAGCTTGATCAACAGGCAGAGATTGAGAAAGCTAAGTTGGCAGTTAAGATTGCTGAAGATAATGTTAGAGAGCAACTTGAAGCCAGACGCATTGCATCTAAAGATCAGATTGAAGGATTTAGAATTGGTAAAGAAATTGTGGAGTCAATGACCTCATGAGTAGAGCTACAAACAATTCTTTTGAATATATAAGAGATAAGATTAGAAGCCAGATGAACGATATGAGCGATCATATTTCGGGTGGCGCATGTAAAGATTACAGTGATTACGCAAAATGTTGCGGAGTTATCGAGGGTTTAGCCCTTGCAGAACGAGAACTTCTAGACTTAAAGAGTAAGCTAGAAGCCGAGTAATTCATCGCATTAAGCGATGCACAGCGACTCTGGACGCTTTTTTCCAGTGCAGAAGGTGTATCTAATGAGTAAATCATTAGCAACAAAAGTAGAGGCGGATGATTCCAAGGATGATCTTGCCTCTAAAAAGGCTAGTCAGTTGCCTGTGCCGAGAGGCTACAAAATATTGATTGCTTTGCCAGAAAGAGTTGAGAAGACCGAAGGCGGGATTATTAAGTCCGCTAGATCGTTGCAAGAAGACGAAGTGGGTTCAATTGTAGGTATGGTGCTAGAACTTGGTGCTGATGCTTATTCTGATCCTCAACGGTTCCCTTCTGGGGCTTGGTGTTCTCAAGGTGATTGGATCGTTATGCGTTCTTACTCAGGTACTAGAATTAAGGTACACGGGAAAGAGTTTCGTTTAATTAACGATGACAGCGTTGAAGCTGTAGTCGAAGACCCAAGAGGCATAAGCAAAGCATGAGTGAATTTAATCAAGAGGCAGACACCTCACAATCATCTCCAGAAGATCGTTTCTTTGGCGTTAAAACCAAAATTGTTAAGCGTTCTAATGACGATGTAGCAGAAGAAAAAGAATCTGACATTGAACTTGAAGTTATTGATGATCGTCCACCTGAAGATCGTAGGCCTGCAAAGGCTGATGCATCGGGTGACTCAGACGATGATGAGCTATCGGGTTACAGTGATAAGGTTCAAAAGCGTATAAACAAATTACGTTACGAGCAAAATGAAGAGCGGAGACAACGAGAAGCCGCTGAAAGAATGAGGGACGAAGCAGTTCGTGTTACTCAGACTCTTAATAATAAGAATCGAGAGTACGAGTCAATCATTCAGCGTGGTGAATCGGCTCTAGTAGGTCAGATCAAGACCAAAGCTCAAATGGCACTAGAGAATGCAAAGGCAGTTTATAAGAAGGCTTATGAGGAGGGAGATACCGACACTGTCGTTAATTCTCAAGAAACTCTATATAAGGCTCAGTCTGAACTTGCAGAAGCTGAAAAATACGAGCAGAACCTTCAGGGGCAACAAAGCCAGAGGGATCAGCAGGCTCAGTATGATCAGCAGTACCGCAACCAACAAGCTCAACAAGCTCCACAACAGCCTGCTCAACAAGCTCCACAAGTTGATCCAGAGGCTAAAGAGTGGGCTGATAAGAATAAATGGTTTATGGACGCAAAGAACAAGCGAATGACTGCAACAGCATATGGGTTGCATGAAGAAGCTATTGTCGATAACAACATTAAACCAAACTCTCCTGAATACTTTGAATTTATTGATGGTGGTATGAGAGAGAGTTACCCAACCTTTGACTGGCAGGATAGCGATTCCAATGGACGTAACGCGCCTGCGACTGCTAGTCAACGCTCCACGGTAGTGGCTTCATCTGGTAGGAATAATGGAGCAAAACCGCGCAAAGTGCAGCTAACGTCCACCCAAGTTTCTCTCGCTAGGAAACTAGGGATTACCCCTGAACAGTACGCCAGACAACTCGCTAAGGAGAACCTGAAATGACTGAAGAGCGCAAACCAAGAGAAACAATTTCACGCAAAGCCGATGCACGACCAGATGATTCGTGGACACCCGCCTCCATCTTACCAGACCCCACACCGCAAGACGGTTGGGTATTTAGATGGGTACGGACTGCCACATTGGGAGAGGCAGACAATACTCACGTTTCCAAAATGTTTAGAGAAGGTTGGGAAGCTTGTAAGCTCGAAGACCACCCTGAACTTATGTTAACGTCAGATATTGGCTCTCGATTCCAAGGTAACATCGAAGTTGGTGGTTTACTGTTATGTAAGGCAAGTAAGGAAAAGATGGATTCAAGAACCAGACATTTCCAACAAGTTGCTGATAACCAATTACAGTCAGTAGATAACAACTATTTGCGGGAGAACGATCCAAGGATGCCTCTGCTACAACCAGAGCGCAATACTAGGACAACCTTTGGAAGGAATTAGCCCGCAGTACGGGGTTAAGTTCCTTAACTAAGATTAACTTTGTTATTTAAGGAGGCCTATAATGGCTACCACTGCTACCCCAACAGGCGCAGAACCAGTTAACACTCTTAGTGCGAGCGGCTCTTATTCAGGAAAAGTTCGGCACATGAAGATTGCTAACAACTATGGAACTGCAATTTTTTATGGTGACTTCGTAAAACCAGTTGCCGCAGGAGGCGTTGAGTTAGACGCAGGAACTGCAACATTAACTCCAATTGGAATTTTTGTTGGTTGTTCTTTCACTGACCCAACTACCAAGCAATTAACCTTTAGTCAGCTTTATCCTGCCAGTACAGCGGCAGACGATATATCTGCTTATGTTGTTGATGATCCCAATGTAGTCTTTAAGATACAAGGTGATGCAACTTTGGCTCAAACTACTATGTTTTTGAACGCAGGTGTTGTTCAAACCGCAGGTAGCGTTGATTTCGGGCGAAGCAAGAACGCGCTTGATGCCAGTACAGCCGCAACAACAAACACGCTCCCACTACGAATTGTAGAATTTGTGGATGGGCCTACTAGCTCAGTTGGCGATGCTTTTACTGATGTTCTCTGCATTTTTGCAGCAGGCGATCACGCATACAACAACGCAACTGGCGTTTAAGGAGATATAACGAATGGCTATTTCACGCGCACAAATGCTCAAAGAGCTACTTCCGGGCCTTAACGCCCTGTTTGGTCTTGAGTACGAAAAGTATGATGACGAGCATACTCTTATTTATGATACTGAGAGTTCTGACCGTTCATTTGAAGAAGAAACCAAGCTAAGTGGATTTGGTGCGGCTCCAGTTAAAAACGAAGGTGCTGCAATCTCTTATGATTCAGCACAAGAGTCTTTTACTGCTCGCTACAACCACGAAACCATCGCTATGGGTTTTGCTATTACTGAAGAAGCTATGGAAGATAACCTGTATGACTCACTGTCTGCTCGTTATACCAAAGCTCTTGCTCGCGGTATGGCTTACACCAAGCAAGTTAAGTCGGCTAACCCGCTTAACAACGGTTTCACCAACTCTTATCAGTCTGGTGACGGTGTAAACCTGTTCACTGCTGTTGGCGATGGTGTTACTGGCGGTGGTGGTCACCCAACTGTAGGAGGTGGCTTCAACAGCAACCGTCCTGCTACTGGTGCTGACTTAAACGAAACATCTTTGGAGAATGCGATTATTTCTATCGCAGGATACACTGATGAGCGCGGACTGCTTATTGCGGCTCGTCCTACTCGTTTGATCGTTCCACCTTCCCTGATGTTTACAGCAAACCGCTTGTTAGAAACTAATCAGCGTGTTGGTACTGCTGACAACGACATCAATGCTATCCGTAATATGGGTGCGATTCCAGAAGGCTATGCAGTCAACCATTATCTGACTGACACTAATTCTTTCTATATTCTCACTGATATTCCTAACGGAATGAAGCATTTTGAGCGTACTGCTCTAGAAACTAGCATGGATGGGGATTTCGACACAGGCAATGTACGATACAAAGCCCGTGAGCGTTACTCATTTGGTGTTTCTGATCCACTTGGCATTTACGGTTCTCCGGGATCAAGCTAAGTAGTTAAGTAATAGGGGGGGTGTAAAAACCTCCCCTTTTTTATTCTTAATAAGTTACTATTAAACTTCCCTGACTGCTTAACAGCAGACTAACCCAGACAGGAGATTGACATGGGTACTACAACTTATACTGGAGCAGTTCGCTCCGAAAATGGTTTTTCAGATATTTCTAAAGATGGCACTACTGGTGTTATCACAACAAACTCTACCTATAGCAATAACGCTAGTGTTGGTGGAACTCTTGACGTAACAGGCGCTACAACTATAACGGGCGCGGTTAAAGCTAAACGCTCTGTAGTTAAAACTTGGGAAGCATCCACAGCAGTCTCAGCCACGTTAGCTATTGCTGACTCTGGTGCTATCGTGTTAATTCACGGCACTCTAGACAATGTTATTACTTTACCTGCCGCAGCTACTGCAACAGAAGGCGCGTATTTTGACTTCTTAGTAACTACTGCTGTAGGTTCTGGTAAAACAACGACTATTGTTATTCCTACTGTAACGGGCAGCACCTTCTTAGCCCAAACTCAACTAGCCGCAGGAACAGCCTCTAACGCTGTTATTACTAATGCAGGCGATACTTTTACCTTTGTAGCAGGTTCGGGAATAGGTTCTAGGTGTCGTATTACTTGTATAACTGCGATAACTAGTGGTAAGCAGGTATGGATGGCAAGCTCTGTAGGTACGCCTATCTCTACAGTAGGGTAATTAACTAAATAGAGAAATTTAGCGTGTTAATATTGGGGGGTGAGTTTCACCCCTTATTTTTAGGAGAATGTAATGGCTGATGCAGTCGCAACACAAACAATTTCAGATGGGGCAAAATATGCCACATTTAAGTTTACCAATGTCAGTGATGGCACTGGAGAAGCAGCAGTAACAAAAATTGATGTCTCAGGGCTAAGTAAAGACCCTGTGACAGGCCAATCCTGCACCAAGGTATCTATAGACCATATTTGGTTTAGCACCGTAGGAATGAGCGTTAAAGTCCTATTTGATGCCTCTACCGATGTATTGGCATGGCATATACTTGCTGACTACTCTGATGATCTAGACTTCTCTAGCTTCTCTGGCATACCTAACAACGCAGGTAGCGGAGTAACAGGAGATATTCAGTTTACTACTGTAGGCCATACTAGTGGTGATACTTACAGCATCATACTAAAAGTGCTAAAGTCTTATGGCTAGAAACTACAAGAAAGAGTATGAAAACTTTCACGCCAAACCTGAAGAGAAAAAGCGCAGGGCGGATCGTAATAAAGCTAGAAAGTTGATGGAAAAAAGAGGCCTTGTTCACAAAGGTGACGGTAAGGATGTCGATCATAAAGACAGAAATACAAGAAACAATTCCCCAAGCAATTTAAGGGTTACCTCTAAAAAAACAAACAGGTCTAGAAATGGCAGAAAAAAAGTCTAAGCCCAAAAAGAAATCAACTGTAAATGAAGCGGGTAACTATACAAAACCTGCTATGCGTAAGCGTCAGTTTTCAAGAATCAAAGCAGGTGACAAAGGCGGTAAGTCAGGTCAGTGGTCTGCAAGGAAAGCTCAAATGCTTGCAAAAGCTTACAAAGAAGCGGGTGGAGGTTACAAATGAAAGGTGTTAAGCATTACAAGAAGGATGGTACGGAGCATAAAGGTTCTAGTCACAAGATGGCTGACGGTACTTTGCATAGCAATAAGTCGCACACCAAAACAAGTGTAAAGCTATTTCACCTAAAGGATTTGTCCGCTAAAGCTAAAACAAAGGCTAAAGGCAAAAAGTAATGGCTGTTTCACGCGCACAGTTAGGCAAAGAAACCAAGAGCGGCAGTGCAAAGAAAAAATCCCAAAAGTCCTTAGATAAATGGACTAATGAGAAATGGGGAACAAAATCAGGAAAGAATAGCACTCAAGGGAAAAAAGCTACGGGCGAAAGATATCTTCCTAAAAAGGCAAGAGAATCGCTAACAGACAAAGAGTATGCGGCTACATCTAAAAAGAAAAAAGCTGATACAAAAAAAGGAAAGCAATTTAGCAAGCAACCAAAGAAGATTGCTAAAAAGACCGCGAGGCATAGGTAGTGGCGAACAGCAAGCCCTCAAAGGGCAAAGCAAAGGTTAAGGTAACTTCTTCTGGAAAGAAGGTTAGCTACGGTCAATCAGGAAAGGCTAAGGATGGTGGGCCAAGGGTTCGCGCAGGAACTTCAAAAGGCGATAGCTATTGCGCTAGGAGTCTGGGCATTAAGAAAGGGCTTCCCAAGAAAAAACAAAATGATCCTAATACGCCCAACAACCTATCCCGAAAAAGATGGAAGTGTTCTGGGGCTAAATCCAAAAGGAAATAAAAATGGCAACTAGCGGAACATACAACTTCAATCTAGACCTTGGCGATGCTATTGAAGAAGCCTTTGAAAGAGCAGGTCTAGAATTGCGTAGTGGTTATGACTATAGAACCGCTAGACGAAGCATTAATTTACTGATGCTTGAGTGGCAGAACAGAGGATTAAACCTTTGGACTGTA